AAGTTTGATACATCTGACAGCTCAATGTCAGGACACAACTTTAAGTTTTCATTAACTGCAGATAACTCAGGTAGCTCAGAGTTTACAACAAACGTTACAACTGCAGGTACACCAGGTAGTTCAGGTGCTTCTACAACTATAGAAATTACACCTGAAACTTTAGGTATAGCAGGAGCTACATCAACACTTTACTATTACTGTTCTAATCATAGCGGTATGGGTGGACAAGGTGCTATAAACTTATATTCATCAGGTGGCGGTGGAGATATTCACAGTTTCTTATTAATGGGAGCATAATGAGTATATTAATTATGATGAAAGAAGGTGGTAGTCTAGGTATAGATACTATTGGTAACTTACCTATAGACGAAGATATAGATTTACTACCTGAAGCAGGCGGAGCAATAAATGTAGATTTACAATTAATGTTATGGTCTGATACAGGTTTCGCATTACAGTACCTAGATGTGGATGAAATGTTATTATTAGGTGCATAAGAAAATATATGATAATATAGGAGAACAATGGCAAACGTATATAAAATACTTGGACAAATAGCAGACGCATCAGCTAATGATGTAGCTTTGTATTTAGTTCCTAGTAGCACTGAAGCTATAGTATCCAGCATTGTCGTGTGTAATAGAGAAAACGCAGCAAATACATTCCGTATTGCAACTAAATCTGATAACAGTGGAGTTGCAACTACAGATTATCTTGCTTACGATACATCTATTGCAGCTAACGATACAATTACATTAACATTAGGAATAACCTTACAAGCAGGTGCAGAAATATCTGTTGGTTCTTCTGATGCTAATGTAACATTCAATGCTTTTGGTACTGAAATTTCATAATTAAATAGGAGATAATATGGGTTTTAAAAGACTTGCATTACAAGATGGTGTAACACCACATTTAACAAGAGGTAACGACCTTAATGCGAAAGCAATGTCTACTTATCTTACTCACACTAATAACAGTTCATTTAATGTACCTAGTAAAAATACTAAATTTCAAATGATGGTTGTTGGTGGCGGAGGTGGTGGTGGTGCTTGGCGTCCTGGTGGAGGAGGAGCAGGTGGTGGTGTATTTTTTGAAGGTGTACAATTTGATGCTGCTGGAGGAAACGTTGCTATAGGTAATGCTGGTAACGGTGGTAACACAGGTGGGTTTCATGATGGAAATAGCGGTGGTGCTACAAATGTAAATGGAATGAGTAGTAAATTATTTGATAGTAATAGAAAAGGTGGTAATTACAACACAATAGCTGCACAAGGTGGTGGTAGAGGTAGAACACAAGGTTACACAGGAACTGCTGGTGGCTGCGGTGGTGGTGCAGGTGCTGGTTCTTGGGGTGGTAATCCATCAGGTGGTACAGGTTTTACAGGTGGAAATGGTGGTTCAGGACAAAGTTCAAGTTATCGTGGTGGCGGTGGCGGTGGAATGGGTGCTGATTTAACTGGTGATAATGGTGTTGAAGGTGGAGATGGAGGCGATGGTTATCGTTTTGATGGACAAGATTATTGTGCAGGAGGAGGTCATCAAGGCTACTACGGTGGTGGTGGCGGTGGTGACGTAGGTAATACTAATGTTGGTGGTAACGGTGGATGCCCACCTGGAGCTGCTAATGGTTATGGTGCAGGCGGTGGGGGTAGAAAAAATGACTGCAATACTAATTCAAGTGGTTCTGGTAGTAAAGGAAGCGTTAAATGGTTAACATATGAACAACCTACTATTGGTGGTAATGTTAATCCTATAACAAAAATTAAAAGATTGTAATGATTGTAAGAATAGGCACAGATAATAAAGTAAAAAATACCTATATTGGTGATAACTTAGATAATTTTGCTGAAGACGAAATATATCCTGATGATACATTTGTTGTAGTAGATGACCTTAACTATGTAGAAATAGGAGATGAATGGTATCCTGATGCAAAACAAACTAAACCTGAGCAGCAATTTCCTAGTTGGAATTTTAATACAGAAACTTGGCAATGGGAACCTCCTGTTGCTAGACCTGATACAGAAATAGATGCTGCAAATCAATGGTGGGACTGGGACGAAGAAAACACACAATGGGTATTAGTTACTGAAACACCCCCAGAATAAAAATTAAAAGGTGGAATATGTTATTTAATAGATTAAAAAAATCAGAAGTTGTATATTCATTATCAGATGAATACAAAGAAGCATTAAGTATATTTAATGAACCTTATGTTTATAATGAAACAACACATGGTTGTCCTGCTGTATCTGTTAGTAGTACTAGACTTTATGCAATTAACGCACCTGCAGATTTAGAATTTATTTACAATCCTAAAACAAATCAAATGAATGCTAATTCAACAAGCACTAATACTTCCGATAAATTTACTAATCAAATAAACAATTTTTTAAGTTTTCAAATAGAAAAAAATAAAGATATTATTACTATACAAATAAATATGCCTTATATATTTTTTACAGATACAAAAGATATTGAAATTAATCTTTTACCTGGCACTGACATTGAAATGAATAATTGTAAATTTATTCCAGGTTCATTTAATATATACAATTGGAGTAGAACTTTAAACTTTTCTATACAAGTAATAGATAATAAATCTATGGTTTCTTTTAAATGGCATATAGATAAACCTATGATGTTTGTATTTTTTAATAAACCTGTAAATATATCTTATAAAATAATGAACGATAATATGTTATCAATGGTACAACAAGTTAAAAATATTGCTACAGTCAGACATAACATAACTAAAGTATTTAATACAGTATTAAAAAGAAGGCCTAAAAATATATTATGAAATTAAAAGTAACACCTATAGACCCAACATTTAACTTTATTACAGATTTACATCCTATAATTCCTGCAAGAGAAGCACCTCCTAAATGGTGGAAAACTATAAAAAGAGAAGGAGTTAACGAAGATTTAAGAAGTGCAGGTAATATTAAAACTTGTCCTGCTATAAAAGATATTATTAATTATGGATATATAATGCCATCTTGGTCATGGATGCAATTTATAGAAGAAGATGGAGAAGTGTATTGGTCTATGGGACATCCTGGTGTTGGTATTGAAAGTCATGCACAACAACAAATAGAAGGTGCTCCAGTAGAACCTTTACCATTAGGAGGAGTATTTAAGTTAGTATCACCATGGCAATTTGAAACTCCACCTGGTTGGGCAGTAATATTTAATGACCCATTTTGGCATGATGAAGATAGACCTATTAAATTTTTATCAGGTTTAGTTAGAACTGATGCTTTTAATGGTATTAATTTTCCATTTGAAATGAATAGACCTTTAGAAAAAAATGAAGTATTACAAGTAACAGCAGGTACTCCATTAATACATATGTCAGTTGTACCTATAGATGATACATTTGAATTAGAAGTTAATGAAGCTACACAAAAAAGTACTGATAATTATATAAGACAACAACAATCTGTTCAAGCTACACATACTAATCATTACAATCATACTGTTAAAAATTTTGACAAAAATAGGAAGTCATAACTCTCTATGCTATAATCCGATTTATGGACTTTGTAATTGTATTTGTTTTAGGTTATTGTATAAGAGATTTAATATTTTATTTAAAAAAATTAGTTAACTATCAAGAGTATACCTATGAATGGGACACTGAGTTTGAAGAATGGACTGGCGATGACCTCCCCTAATGGCAATGGTTTTACACAGAAAGAAATGCTTACTTTAATATTGGAAGGGCAAAAAATTATTAATAAACGTATAGATGAGTTACACGAAAAAGTTAATCAAAAGATTTCAAGACAAGAACTAAGTGGGTGGCTTGTAGCTATCTCTGCATTGGTGGTGCTGATAAACAATTTAATGTAATGGAGGATGACTTTACATTACCTGACGATATGTTTACAGACAACCCTGTATTCGTAGATACATCACAAGAGTTTGATGATGACTGCGGAGATGCGTGTAAGATATGAAAAAGTTATTATCTTTAATTGCAGCTTTCTTATTAGTTACTACACCTGCTTATGCTTATCACACAGAAACACAAATGCCTTATGGTATAAACATATCTGTTGATAATGAAACAGGAGAGATAGAACTTACTTGGCAGGAGTCAGATGCATTAGAAGTTAACCCACCTGAATACTATAGGTTATACTTTGGTGATGATGACCAAGCAGCAGATTACTCTATAGATACTAGCTTTGGTTTTAATGAAGCATTGTCTTGGAGGACTTATTACTTTACTCCTGAATATATATACGAAAAGTTTGAAACAACTACGCTTACATTCTATGCAAAGATACAAGCAAGAAATGATACAGGTGATACAGTAAGTGACTTAACTGCAGTAGTTAGTGTAGAATATGATTATGATTATGTACCTGATACAACGACATCTAGTTCGACAACAAGCTCTACCACCACAACAACGACAACGCTACCTAAGGCGGAAGATGTGGTTGAAGATGGTAACACAACCTATCTTGCGTGGGATGAATATGGTTGCGAACATCCGAACAACCCTTTATCGTTTAAAGAATACCTGGAAGCAGTAGAGAGTGGAGTTTGGTTCGGTTATCAAGATGGTGATTGCAGTGATGTACCTGATATCATTACTATTATTATCGAAGAAGAGGAGATAGAAGATGAGTTGGACCAAGAGATACTTGGAGATGACACCCTCGGAGAAGAAGAAATTTTTATTGAAGAGGAAGAACTTACACAAGAAGAAATAGATATCATTGAAGCAGAAATTAAAGCTGAAGAAGAGCGTTTAATTGCTGAACAGATAGATGCTGAAGAAGAATTACTTATACTAGAAGAACTAGAAGATAGTGTAATTATTCTTGAAGATTTATCTGAAGAAGAGATACAAGAGTTCGTAGATGTTATACAGGAAATAGAAGATACAATAGAAATTATTGAAATCGTTGAAGAGATAATAGAACTAGATATACCCGAAGATATTATACTTGTTATAGAAGAAAAGGTTTTAGAAGATGATGATGTTGTTGTGGTGGAAGATGAAGAAGTTATCCAGGAAGTTTTGGATGAGCCAATACAGGAAGATGTTGAGGAGAAACTTGCAGAAGAACTTTCTGAAGAAGAGGTCATTGAAGAACTTGTTGAAGTTGAAGAGGTCATTGAAGAACTTATAACAGTAGAGATAGTAGAAGTATCTGAAGAGGAACTAGAAGAGTTCACAGAAGAGGAGTTAGTTGAGTATGAAGAAGCAAAAAAAGAAGCTATACAAGAGTTTGTACAAGAGCTTACCAACGAAGAAGTCGTAGAAGTACTTGAAGAAGTACAAGATGTTGGTGTACAAAACTTAGAACAAGTATCAGAGGAAGTACAAGAGGTTGTACAAGCAGTAGTGGAAGAGGCTATTGATAATGTTGAAGAACTTACAGAGGAACAAGTTGAGGTTGTTGCTGAAGTATTACAAGTTGAAACTGAGGATGTTGCTATTGTTGCAGAAGCAATTAAATCAGATGAAGTCGTAGCTGAAGCAGTAGAAGAATATGTAGAGAGAGCTGTAGAGAACGCAGATGTAGAAGACTATACACTTGCTGATGTTGTCACAGAAAAAACTTATGAGGCATTCCTTGAAAATCCAATAGAAGTATTTGTAGATGTTGATATACAAGATATAAACCTATCAACCATTGGTAATGATATGACACAAGACCAAAGAGAAAAAGCACAAGAAGTTGTCGTGCCTGTAATTTTGACTAGAATAGTAAGTATCGCAGCATTTGTGATGAGGAAAAGTTTATGATAAAAAAAATATGGAATTGGTTTATAACAATAATTAAGGAAACATTAAACCTTAGTTGGACCCTCGTTGGGCTAATAATTGCAACACTCACTTTGACCGGGAGTGCCCAGCAAGTAACAGGTTTAGCTACTGTAATTACATTAGCTGTATGGTTATTGACCATTGGATTTAGAAGTGACAAGCCTAAAAACAAATCAACGAAAGCGAGTAGGTAATGGACTGTTGTGGCGGTGGATGTTGTGGCGGCAAATAACTGCTACACATTTATTAATGAGAATGGTACACACATAAGTATATGTGATTGTAAGAATGGAGGAATAGGTGAAACTCACAGTTGTTAGAACCCAAATGGGAACTGATGCGACCAATGGAATTTTATTAATTGATAATGTATTTGAAGCATATACATTAGAAGACCAATACCAAGCAGTAAAAGTAATGCACGAAACCTGCATACCTGAAGGTACATACGACATAAAGTTTAGAACTGTTGGTGGTTTTCATACTAAGTATGCAGAGAGATATGGTAATGCACACTATGGTATGTTACATTTACAAGATGTACCTAACTTTACTTATATACTTATACACGCTGGGAACACCGATGAACATACTTCGGGTTGTCTTATTGTCGGAGAAACTCAACAAGATTTAGACCTTAGTGAAGATGGTTTCATCGGACATTCAGGCAAAGCGTATTCAAAAATGTATAACAAGGTGGCTAAAGAACTACTACTTGGTGGGGAAGTAACTATAGAATACACAACAATAACTAAATTATTACAAAAGCCTTTATCTAATTCTTCTACTGATGATGTAGTACTAGCTAGAACAGTTATGGATAAATTGCAAGAACTCCAGGAAGATATTTCTGAAGTGAATGGTAATGTTATAACAAATCAAGCTATGCTAAGAGGTAGGATAATTAAATAATGTTTGATAAATCTAAAAGAAAAAGAAACTCTGATGGGACATTCAAGAAGGATGTGGCGTGGACCCCTTGGAACGAAGCCTGGAGTTATAAAATGAGTGAAGAACTTAAAGATATGATTGAGCGTACAGCTTGGACCTTCATTGAAGCGTTCATTGGTGCGTTAACAGTTGCACCTTTAGTAGGTGTAGAAGCTGAAACATTACAACTAGCTGCTTTAGCTGGTGGTGGTGCTGCACTTGCAGTCATTAAGACATACGCAAAAAAACAAATCACTAAATAACCTAAGTTAAATACCGGGGTAATTCAATATCTGTTATATACTTGTTTA